CTTAGAGAAAAAAATAAACTTGAAGATGGTGGAGTTTTCATTGTCCTGCTTGACCTTGATGTTCCAGGGCTTGATGACCACATCAGAGTCACAAGTGACAATGTTTCTACTACCTGGAATGGAAACGAATATGTCCCGTTTCCATTCGAGATTGACGAAATAACAGATAATTCCAAAGGAGAAATTCCACAGGTTCAACTCCGCATATCTAATGTCACCAGAGCCATAGAGGCATATATTCAGGAGTATGACAACTACTGCAAAGAAAATGGATACAGTCCTATAACTGTAACAATAAGTGTAGTTCACAGTGAGCATCTCAATGAAACAGAACCCATTGTAGAACACGCTTTCGAGCTGAAACAACCTTCTACAAGTTCTATGTGGGCTACATTTACTCTGGGTGCTGTGAATCTGTTTACCAGAAGATTCCCTATCTACAGAATGCAGAAAAATCGCTGTAGATACAAGACATTCAAAGGAACTCTTTGTGGATATTCTGGCTCGGAGACTTCGTGTGACAGAACACTGGCAAGATGCAGAGAGCTTGGCAATTCAGCAAGATTTGGAGGATTTCCTGGACTTGGGAGGACACCACTGTATGTATGATTTGAGTTATTTTGTTGGATGTCCTTTCAGAGACGGTGGTAGGGGGACTGAGATAGACCCTGTCACAAAGAAACCCTATTTTGACTGTTATGGTTTGTTTAGGGCGGTATTCAAACATATCTATGGAATTGATCTGCCAGATGTAATTGTCTCTTGTTTCAATATTTTGGAAATCAACAGGCTTTATCATACAAAGAAAAGCCAATGGCAGAAAATAGATACTCCAACAGAGCCTTGTGCTGTGGCTATGAAATCAAATCCTGCACATCCCAGGTTGATAAGCCATTTTGGAGTGTATATTGGCAGAGGAAGGTTTATTCATACTCTTGAGAAGACAGGCAGTATTATCTCAAGTGTTTCAGACAAGTATTACTCACGGTGTATAGAGGGATTTTACAAATATGAAGGATAAGATAGTTGTAACCTGTATACGAAATCCCTTTAAACCTATCGAATCACAGGACACAAAATATATAGACTGTCTCCAACCAGTCTCTCTGCAGGAAATCATCAGAAATTACTATCCAGCTCCATTAGATACAGCTTTTGATGTGGCTGTGTCTGTAAATGGAAGATTACTTCCTGAAAATACAATCATATCTGATTATGAAATCAACCCAGGAGACTTTGTAGCATTCTGTGCAGTCCCTAAAGGTGGTGGGGGTGGTGGAGGAAAAGATATAGCAAGGTCTGTGGCTATGCTTGCCCTTGTTGTAGTCACAGCTTTTGTTTTGCCTCCATTAATAGAGGCACCTCTACTTTTAATGGGTGCTCAAATAGGCACTATGGTTGCTGGGAGCTTGTTAATTAATGCTTTACTTCCTCCATCAACCCCAGACATTGAAGGTTTTGACACTGGCGATTATTCAAATTCTCCAACATACAGTTGGGAGCCAATGTCAAACCGCTATCAAGAAAATATTGCTTTGCCAGTCTTATACGGCACCCACAGAGTTACCCCACCGTGCATCGGACGGTATGTCTCAACTGATGGGGACAAGCAGTATCTCAACTTGCTGTATGCTATTGCTGGTCATTATATAGATTCTATTGATGATATAGAAATAAATGATACTCCGATAGATTATTATTCTGATATTGAAGTAGAAAAAAGATACGGAGAGATAAACCAGACTGCTATTCCATTTTTCCAGGACACATTTTCAGACCAGGCTATCAATACACCTCTAACTACAAGCTACACTACAAAGCAGACCCTCGGAAACTCTGTAAGTTCAATTGGCATTGGAATATCTCTTCCGCAGGGACTTTTCTATGCAAACAACTCTGGGGGGTTGGACCAGCAATCGGTAGCATTTCAGATTCAGTATAGGAGAGTAGGCTATCTAACATGGCAAGATTATGGAGAGGTAACGATTACAGAGGCAACTAATTCTGCTGTAAGAAGGTATTATCTCATATCAGGTTTGACCCCAGATCAGTATGAAGTTCAAATAAAGCTCTCATCTGCACTTCCTACTGGTTCAAGATACAGAAATTTAACATATTGGGAATATATGCAGGAGATTGTAGCAGATGATTTCACATATCCAGGGATAGCATTGCTTGGATTAAAAGTCCTTGCTACAGACCAGCTCTCTGGTTCTACACCACGAGTTACCTGCCTTGTTGCCAGAAACAATGTCTCAGTCTACACAGGTTCTGGATATGAAAATAAGCCAGCAATGAGTCCTGCCTGGGGTTGTTATGACATTCTCCACAATGAAAACTGTGGAGATATACCATATTCAAAGATAATTTATGAGAAGTTTTCAGAGTGGGCAGACCGGTGTAGTGAAAAAGGATATACCTGCAATATCTATTTTGATAGTGCAATGAACTTAAGAAAAGCTCTTGATACTGTTTCACAGCTTGGAAGGGGAACTGTAATTCAAATTGGTAACAAATTCTCTGTTGTATATGATTCTGAAGATTTGCCAGTACAGAGATTCATGTTCACAATGGGTAATATTATCCAAGACTCTTTTCAGGAAACATGGTTGTCAACTGATGAAAGAGCAAATGTTATTGAAGTCACATATTATGATGAGGAATTAAATTACTCGAAGCAAACAATTACTCTTGAACAGGCTGGATTAAATACTGATGTTGAACTAAAGCCAACACAGATTGACCTGCTTGGTTGTACTTCAAGGGATATGGCAGTAAAACATGCAAAATATCTGATGAACTGCAACCGTTACCTGACAAATACAGTTTCCTTTAATGCTGATGTTGATGCTATAGCCTGCCTGCCAGGAGATGTAATAGAGGTTGCACATGATGTTCCTCAATGGGGTTACTCTGGCAGGATTGTAAGTGCTACCAGTGGTTCAGTTACTCTCGATAGAGAAGTCACACTTTATCCTAGTGAAACATATGTTGTAACAATACAGCACTACGATACAGACGACAGAGAGACAAGGTATGTTTCTTCTGTAGGACAGCAGACTACAACAGATACGCTTTCGATAACACAAAACTGGACTAGAACTCCGTCGAAATATGCTTTGTACTCCTTTGGAAAAGTAAATCAAGCAACAAAGCTGTTTAGGGTTTTGAATATCTCAAGAGCTTCGGATATGCAGAGAAAAATCACAGCTCTTGAGTACTGGCCTGATGTCTACGATGATTCTGTTGAACTGCCATATTTTACTAATATCTCTGATTTAGACCCTGTTATTGGACTTTCAGCAACAGAAAACCTGAAGTTCGGGGCAGATGGATCTGTAAAGAATATCATTTCATTGACCTGGCGTGGTAGTGCAATAAAGTGGTATGTATATATTAGTCCTATATCAGAAATTGGTCCGTGGACACTTCTCGGAACTACATATAATCCTTTTTATGAAGTAGAAAATCTAATACCAGGCAAAACATACTATTTTGCAGTAAATAACAAACCCAATCCTTACGAATTTCTTCCTGTTTCAGTAGAATTTACTGGGAAATCATATGTGCCTACTCAGCCAACAGGACTTACCGCTACTTTAAGTGGTCAATTCATTGTGTTGAACTGGACTGCTAATGCTGACATTGGGACATATGGATACAATATTTATTTGAACGATTCATTGCTTGTATCGAACTATACAGGCAACAGGTACACATACAGAGGCAACCTAACTGCTGGAACTTATAATTTTAAGATTACAGCATTAAACAGAAATCTTGAAGAAAGCGATTATTCGCAGACTGCAAGCATAAGCATTTCTGCACCATCAACTCCATCTCCTTCTTATTCAATAAGTGGTGAGATTGTCACTATTTACTGGACAAGTTGCCAGACATCACTTCCTATTTCGCACTATACTGTAAATGGAACAAACATAGGATTGGCGACACGCTATCAGGTAAGAATCACATGGACTGGGACACAAACTTTTTATGTAAAAGCAGTTGATGTTGCAGGAAATGAAAGCGGGACAGGAAGTGTTGCTGTAACTATAACAGCAGTTCCTACACCTACAGGTTTAACTGCAACAGGTGGTGTTCATCAAATAACACTAACTGCTACTGTAACAATACCTGAAGGTGGGGTGCTTGAGGTGTGGTCTGCAACAGTCAATAATCGTGTAAATGCTGTTAAGTTAGCAGATGCCACAAGCACAACATTTGTCCATACAGGATTATCTCTTATTGACACAAGATACTACTGGGTCAGGGTAAGAGATAAATACGGCACAACTGGAAGTTGGTATCCATCATCTGCTACAAACGGTGTTGTAGGACAGACATCACAAGACCCATCAGACTATCTTGCTATTCTTGAAGATAGTATTACAAGCGACCAGCTCGCAACAGAATTGTCATCAAGAATAGATATTCTCGATAAAGATTATATTTATGAATCAGGGGTTTATGAAACAGACCCTGTTATGGTCTTCGGCGGTTTAGACGCAATAGTCAATGAAACATTCAGCAGGGCTGTTACAAATACAGGATTAATAAATAATCTATCAACAGCAACTTCAACACTTCAAGACGCTATATCATCTATACAAACCGATATTTCTGATATTAATTTAACTATTGATTTACATACAGAAAATATAGATGATTTATTACTTGAGACTTCAAACCATGCAACAGCAATAGCTTCTTTACAAGCTGAAATAGCATCATTAACAACAGAAGAATGGAGTGACTCTCAAGAATATACTGTTGGTAGATATGTTGTTCATGACGGAAAGGTTTATAGATGTATTCAAGGCTATACACCCCCGCCAGCTTATGAACCTGGGGAAGAAGGCAGTGAAGAATATTGGGAAGACGCTCAAGCAATAGTAACATTAATTAATGAAGTTTCAGACAGGGTTGATGTTTTAGAAGGTGTTATAGAAACAAAAGTATCACAAACTGATTTTGACCTATTGTCTGGAACAGTTTCGACGCACACTTCTCAAATTACACAGCTTGGGACAGAAATATCCCAGAAAGTATCTCAAACAACATTTGATACACTTGCTAATACTGTATCTACCCACACATCAGAAATTAGCCAGCTTGATAGCGAAATAGATTTAAAGGTATCACAAAGCGATTTCAATGCCTTCAGCACATTATTTTTACCTGAATTTAATAGTAGCAATACTTATCCTGAAAACTACATGGTCAGATACAATGGTCTTGTATATAAATGTATCACTGAAATAGATTTTACTCCTGCTCCATTACCAACAAATACTAATTACTGGGAACAAGTAGAATTTGCAGAAACATTCTCAACAGCATTGTCCGAAATAAAAGTTAATTCTGATACTATTGAATTATATTCTGGTGCTATTACTGGACCAATCACATATCTATTTAATGATGAGAACAGAGTATATGAAACAGATATATATGTTGAAACAGCAGCAGATGTAAGAAATATTGATACCCGTATTTCTCAGGCTGGTATAGAAATAGATGGAATTAATTCAACTTTAACACTCTATGCCAATTACATTGATGGTCTTGAAGATAGAGTATCTCAAGCAGAGATAGACATAGATGGGCTTAATGCAGAAATAGTATTAAAAGCATCACAAGCTGACTTTGATGACCTTGAAGACAGAGTATCAGATGCAGAAATTGTAATTGATGGTCATGCTTCAACTATTAGTTTACATACTTCTCAGATTAGTTCGCATACATCATCAATATCAAACCATGAAACAAGAATTAGTTCGGCAGAAACAGCAATATCAGCAGGTCAGGCAGGCACATGGGCAAGTATTTCAGAAAAACTTACAGTTGCTACATACAACAGTGACCAGAAAGATGCAAATTCTTATCTTAGAGTGGCAGCACTTGAAAATAGACTATCTGTTTATGACACTACAAATGCACCTACCTGGACCTCATACACAACCTATTATCCAGGAACGATTGTGAAGAGTGGTTCATATTACTATCGTTGTATCAAGCAATCATTAAATAACCAACCACCAAACAGCACCTATTGGACACAGATTTCAGAAGGTATAGTGTCCCAGTGGACATTAAAAATGAATGCAAATAATAGAGTAGCTGGTGTGGGACTGATGCTTGATTCGTCAACTGGTTCTGAATTTGTGATTCTTGCGGACAAGTTCAAAGTGATGAGACCTGACGAATCGGGTAATCCTGTTCAAGTGTTTACGGTAGGGTCAATCAATGGTCAAAGTTCTGTTGGAATAAGTGGTGACTTGATTATAGACGGCTCAATACTTGCAAGAAATATAGGAACAAATGAAGTTATTGCAAATACAGCAAATATCAAAGATGGGATAATCACTAATGCAAAGATAGTGAGTTTATCAGTTAATAATGCAAAAATTCAGGATGCAACTATAACCAATGCAAAGATAGCAAGTCTTGATGCAAGCAAAATAACAAGTGGATATATAAGTGCTGATAGGATAGCAGCAG